TCTCGGCGGCACTTGTATACCGTCTCGCTCATACCTCTTTTTTCTAACTTCAGTAACAGCCCTCGTGTAGCATTTGCACCCGTAGCCGTTCGGCGGTAAATGGGCATCCCACCACGGATCATCTTTCGACAAAATAAGTCCGTTCCAAGCAAGATGCTGTTCACGATGCCTTTTGCTGTTTCCCACACAATACATCAAATACGGATGTAAATCGCTTGCCATTGTCGCGTCATATTGCCCTTTTTGATACGCACTTCGTAAGTTCACATTATAAATTGTTTTTAACCTGCGGTCGCTTCCAAGCTGAGCCGTAACAATTTCGCCGGTAACCGGATCAATCATATCCTTTTTACCCCACCAACCTTTTTGCTGCAAAATCGGTTTTATGTTTTTTTTGAAATGTTCAAACGACTGTCCGTCCTCAATCGCCTTTTCAACCGCCTTTTTCATATCACTCAACACATCAACCTGCATTGCCTTTGCAACGGTAAAAGCGGTCGCATGCTCTTCATGCCACACATCCTTGTAGCTGAAGCTCACTTTCAAGGTTTTGTTTTTAATGTACGCTAACGCTTCTTTCGGGACAAACTTATCGCTCATTTTCGGGTTCCTCGGCAAAATGTTCCGTACCATCCGCACGCGCCTTAAAAAATGCAATCGCCATGGTGCGGGCTATCTTTTTGGCATCCCAGCCGGTAACTAACTTTTCAAGTTCCGCCTCAAAGCTTTTAAAATCTGTTGCTGTATCCGCAGCCTTTTCAAGCACTTCCGTAATGTCGTCGGTTATTTCGACCAAGCCGTTTGCCGTCTCATCATCGAACATTTCATCGTCATCACTTTCACCTTGTGAAACATCGATTGCATTCATTGCAATGCCGGACACTTGGCGATTGAGTTCAGGCATTACAGGCATAGGCGGCGTTAAAACTTCGTCGTCCTTTTCCGGCGTCGAAAGTCCTAAAAGCCCTTGTATTTCCTGTACCTTTACTTTCAGTCCAAGCGGTACAAGCTGCCGAACCGAGTTCACAATAAGCTCGACATTTTTTGGCTCAACATATTTTATTTTAAGTTTCGGATACCGTTCCTGTTTCCCGAAATTAAAATTCACATACGGAATAACGAGGTCGCGGTTCAAGGTTTGTTCAAGCTGCCTGACATCCGCTTTCAAAATATCCTGCCTGACGGTTTGCTGATCTTGGCTGTCTCCGAGTTTTCCCGGCGTTCCTTCCGCACTTGCAGTTTGTCCCAGCACCAGCTTTGATAACTCTTTATCGACCCAGTCTTTTATTTTTTCGTACACATCAGCATTGCTTGCCGTCGTTTTACTTTCGACAATATCAATTTTCATCGATTCCGGAATCACCGCGCCGACATCGGCACCGATTGAAGCGACCGCCCGTTTCAATGTTGCAATATCATCTTCGGTCGCTTTCCGCCCGTATTTTCCCAAACGCACCGGATACCCGAAGCGGTCTGCAAAAGCCGCCCAGCTCGTTACATCGTAAGTTTTAATCAGCCAATAAAAAAGTGCGGTAAACGATAATCCCGAAGTGATTTGTTTCCCGCTTAAAAGATTCGGTTCATGCACGATAAATCGATACGGTTCAAGCGGTACTAACCCCATTCCGTACGGTTCCCGCAAACACAGTTCGCCGCTTTCCTTATCGTAGGCAAACCAACGCGGGTCGCGAAATAAAAAAGCCCTCGGCTTCCACCGTACCCCGCCCGTATCCCAAACGATTTCATTCACACTGAAACCTTTCCCCAGTGCGTCCAGTGCATTCTTCCGCAGCTCGGTAATATCGGGATGCTCTATAATATCTTCCGTAACGGCTTCCGCAATATCCAAAGCCTTTTTATCATCGCTTACCGCTTTGACATATAAATCCAAGCCTTCAACGGCATGCTTTCTCGTTGAAAGTACCGATCGATAGTGTCCGTCCCGCTCTTCCAACTCTCCGGCAATTTCCAAATACTCCGCAGGAATCTCACCTCGCCGCACCGCATCCAAAATCGCCGCCAAGCGCTCCGGTGTTAGCCCTGCCACCAAACCGCCCGACCACAAGTCGCGGTTTGAGTTTGCCACAGGCGTTGCCCGCTGTTCCGTTAAATCGCTTTTCTTTATCGTTTCTTTTAATCGTCCCAATTTTGCCATATATCAACCCTTCCGGTTTTAAACCCGTTTTTAATCTGTACGCACTCATATCGATACGGCTGATATCCTGTTTCATAACTTTGTCGCACTGCAAAATGAGCCATAACCTTCGCAATACACGCATCCCCGTGCCGTTTATCGCCGATACTCCCCGACCGTTCCGTAATCAGCGGAACACCTTGCACAATTTTTACCGCATTAAAATCATTGCGGATAAAATCATCGAGCGGTACCGTTGTCGTTTTATCTTCCAACGCACTTTTAAGTTTCGGAAAATTTTCCGCATACCACTTGCGACTTAACATCACCTGATACACATATCCGGGCCATTCTTGTGCGGCATACTCGGCAATCATTTGCCCGTTACCGCGCGAATCAAAAGCCGCACCTTCAAAGTCTTTTACCTCATTTCCGATGAGCTTAATCATTTGCCACTGCTGTGCAAAAGGAATATTGCGAAGCTCAATCACGCAAAGTGTTTTTGTCTCTCGCTCTTTGATTATTTCATCCAGCCAAATAACGGTTAAATCTCCCGAACGGGCAAAGTCTTCGCCCATCACGACGGCGTTCTCCGTACTCTGCAGCACCGGCTTAATTTCCTTAAACCACTTATTTATTTTCCGTTCCCGCTTCCATTCGCTTTCAAAAGTAAAGCCGTCGCTTTCGCTAAACCGAAAAACAGGCACATCTTCTTTGACGCTGTCAATGAGCGCTATCGGAAAATACTTTGTTCCGGTTGTTGTCGGATTGCAGTATAATTCCTCATCCGCTCCGTCTCCATAATTTTTTATCAAAGCGGTAAGCCACTCGGCTTCTTTTTCCGTGCTCCATTCTTGATTTTGTACATCGCAAATCCGCTTATATAAACCGTCTTGCAATGCTTCGCTGATAGTTGTTCGGTGAAGAGAATAATCTTTTTTACCCTCGTGTATCTCTTTGATAATATCGTTAAAAGGATTATCCTCTCCATTATGCGTACTTAAAATTGCAACGGAACCGCCCCACATTTGCAGTGCCAACGCAGCTTTTAAAAGTTCCGGTAAATCATCGCAGAATGCCGCTTCATCGATAATCACATGCCCTTGCTTTGAACGAAGCGATCGGGCTACCGACGGTAAGCCCCAAATTTCAAAGCCGGAATCAAAGCGTATTTTGTACACCGTGATGTCCTTATCTTCGTCTTTGATGACAAGCTCTTCCAAATCTCCGCATGCAATGTTTAAAAGTTTTGCCCAAAAAGCAGCATCATTGACAAATTGCTGCGTCATCTCTTTTGCGTACGACAAATAATAGCAGCTCATGCCTCCTTCTTTTTTTGATAAGGCTGCAAGCAGTACCGAGTACAAGGCTTCTACATAACTTGCGCCGATTCGTCTTGATTTTTCCCAAACCTTGACAACCGCATGATCGCTCACCCACGCTTTTTGATAACCGAGCAATATGTCTTTTTTTAAAGCCTCTTCAATGGTCATCTTTGTATCCTAAATATTTCCGCAACGATTGTTTCAAGCGTATCTTTGCTAAGACCTTTTTTCTTGCCGACTTCTTTTACTTTTTCAGCCGTCTTCGCCAACACCGCTTGTCGTATTTCCTCTTCCCGCTCCGCATTTAATTTTTCCGCTTGCTCAAGGTCTTTTAATCCTCGCGAAACTTTGAAAATAACATCGGTCATCAGCTTCGGATCAACCGCTTCACGCTCTTTAAGCTCATCCAACTCCGAAATTAAATCAAACGCAACAAGCCGAACCTGTTCATTCACGACTTTACCGAGCCGGTTCCTTGTATCGCTTCCGTACTTTTCCAAATACGCCTCGGCAACTTCTCGCGCCTGCCTGTTTTTTTCGGCAAACTTTTTCATCCGCTGCGCATACCGATTGAGCGCGCTTTTTGAAATGAGTGGCTCTCCCGCTTCCGCATTTATTACATCAACGATTTCAATCTGGGTAACATCAGGACGATTCAATAATTCAATGAGCTTTTTTCGCAAATCTTCCGGCAATCTATCGACGGTGCTTTTTTGACCCATAGCATTTTCCTTTATTCCGTAAAAGGCGGATCAATGCCTTCGGCTCTCGTGTAACCCAACGCAACATCAAGACCTGCTCTGCTTAAATGCACCAAAATCAAAGCCGCTTCGCCGAGCCGCTCGGTACTAACATAGCCGCACCGCTCAAGCCACGCAATCAGTGCATTAACATCCTGCAAGCTCAGCGTATGTCCGTAACTTCTTAAAAGGCGCTGCAACATTTCGTTTGAAAGTGTCCTGCCGGAATCTTTTTCAAGTCCCTGCAAAATCAAAACCCGTTGATTCGGTAAAAAAATATTATCCATTATTCTTTTCCTTTCGGTGTGTTATTGATAAACCAATTTTGTATCGCCTGCAAAATCGGACGCATGCCTTTTAGTTCGCCTTCGATATTACTCATCCGCTGCTGCATTGATTGCACCAAAGTACTTTCAAGCGCGTCGATCCGTTTTTCCATTCTGACCGTGTCTTCTTTTCTCGCTTGTGTTTCATGCTCTAAATCTTCATGGACATCGGCTTTAAAATCGCTCATCTTATTTTCTTGCTGTTTCCGCCAATACTGAAAAATGCTGAAACACAATCCGAAAACCGATAGAAAAGTTCCGATTGCCGTAAAAACAAACTTTGCTACTTCCATATAGTCTTAAAAGTTCAGTATCGCAAATTTATTCCGATACCGACTCCCATTCCTCCCGCGAATCCTATACTTACCCCGCCCAAGCCCCAGAGCCAATACTTTATTTTTGCTTTATGTAACTCCGTCTCAAAGCCTTCCGCCTTCGCTTTCCAATATTCCGCTTCCGGTTTAAATGCAAGCACGCCTTGTTTATACCCTGCATTGTAACTTTCGGTGATTGCAGCTTCAGCTTCTTGCATCACAATATCAATCAGCTCCAGTACTTCCTTTCCCGTGTAATTTTTCGTTAAGTCTATACCGAACTTCGCTTCGAAATCGCTCGGTAATGGATTCCCGCTCTCGCTGTAAATCGGCAGCGTTTGGAGCATCATCAACAAGCTCGCAAGCAGGAGTATTTTCGATTTCCAATTTTGTTTTTTCTTTTGCATGTTCCGCCTTTTCCTCAATATCACTGTTTTTATTTTTTCGTTTGAATAAAACAAAGCAGATAACGGCAAAAACTGAAGTAATAACCGCCCAGATTATCAACGCCGCTTTTTTAATTTTTTCAAGCAT